GACGGTGTTAGGTTAGCGTACAAGAGATTTTCCGTCCACTTAGTTGTGGGTGTCCAGTACGCGTTAAGACACCGACCATTGCTTTGCAGGTCACTAACGGCTCGGGCCAGCGGTTAGTATTTACCCTTTCCGGACGGGCGTAACCAGCTATTGTTGGTTGCGCCGGTTGGCAAGAGGGATGCGGGGTGTGTGATGTTGGGATGGGCCCATCTAGCACATATCGCATAGTCGGCTTATTATGCCGGAGCTACGCATAAAGCACTCAGTGTAAAGTAGCAAGGTGGCAGTCCACCATGGCTGATGTCACGTTACAGCCATTATTTATATTAGGTCAAGTACGAATAAGATAGCAACGTATAGTTCCATCGGTGTTTGCCACTACTGCGGCTCAGTGGTATTGAAAGTGAGAATGTAGCAATCTTTATATTCACCGAAAATGGTGCCGTCCAAGGCGCGGGCGGCATGCGGCTTGGTTCAACCCGGTATGCAAGAAATTTAACGGTAAGACGTTTCGGAGTGTGGCGGCTCCGAGCCATTGCGGCCTTGATAATTGTTTTACGTGACGTGAAAGCTTCGTGGCAGCGTTATTTTCATAATAGGGAGTCCAAGTGTGATTCAAGTTTGTATGCGATGAAGCAATGTGACGTATGCCATCAGGAGAATATAAGTGATCAATCCTGGTGGACATCGGACAGCCATGCACAGCGCGTGTGGCACCCGATGCCAGTAAATTACTGGATAGCTTGTGCTGACACCAATCACGAGGTATGCGCAAGTTGGCCGATCCCGGCCCATAGCACCTAAAAAGACAATCGGTGTAGGGATCAGTTTTAGTCGGCTCCAGAAGGGTCGGTGGGTTCTGAGCAGAAACCCTAAAATAAAATGGCACGGAGTCAGGGCTCCGTGTTGTCGCTGCGCCGCGAAAGCGGAAGGCAGTTGAAACAATCCTGGCGTCCTGTGTAGGTTACACAACCGTTGTGGGTAACACACGTCCTCTGGATGTAAACAGAACTTTTATGAGCAGTTTGGATGAGCCGGCCGTGCGGTTCTCCGAAGCGTGGCCTATATGCGCTGCTCTCACCAATGATAAATTTGGCGACGAAGAACCAAATTCCGGGGTCGTCATCATTGAAGATTCAACTGGCGGTTCCTTTGTCTTAGAACCGCAAGAGTCCCCACCTGAAGAGTGTGTGTATGTCCCCCCGCCTACTGCACCACTCCATCACACCACCACCATGAGTGATGCAGGTGGTTTTGGGGGAGTTTGGGCCAACTCCCTTCCCGGTGTCCGTCGTTCTGGTATAGCCGTAACAAACGTCGGATTTAATTACTTCTTGACGGCCCTCAACGAGAGCACCGTGCAATTACAGGCTGTCAAGCTAAATGTGCGATATAATGACCGGATTTTATTCACCGATTCATTGCCATATGATATTCGATGCTACAATCTCCGCGAATATCTTGAAGATCGCGCTAATTGCATCGATATTAATGGTGTTTCAGTATACTCCGAAGTTCAGCAGTCGTTTGTCTCCCAGCTTGCGAATTTCTCTTTGTGGCACAACGGTAAGCTGTTCAGGGATTACCCGTATATTCTCGGTGAGGTATCCCGAGGTGATGTTCTCGAGTTGGTAGCCCGCCCTATTGGCCTCGGGGGTGGTGGGAAGAAGAAGAAAGCACTTATGACTAAGAAAGAGGGAAAAGAGGTGGTAAAAGAGGTTAAGAATGTCGTGCGGGCAGTTGTGCGCGGCGCTGGACGTGCCGGTGGCGCATATGTTGGCAATGCTATTGGTCAACCCAAGATGGGCGCGCAAGTCGGTGACGCCATTGCTAAGCGCATTTCCCGCGTGATTGGTATGGGTGATTACCAAACTAACGTCGACGACGTTCGAGTTAACTCACTGATCAAAGGTGGACGTGGTGCCGGTGGTGGTAATTTTCCCTCTTTTGCGACTTCACACGATTCAGTACGTATCCGGCATCGTGAGTACTTGCTTGACATTTTGACTCCAGCTGTATGTGGTGGGTTCACCATACAAGCGCTCACAGTCAATGCAGGCAGTGCTGTTACATTCCCGTATTTGTACGCCATTGCACAACGGTTTGAGCAATACCGCTTTCACGGACTTATTTTTGAGTTTGTTCCTACTACTAGTCCGTATAATAGCGCCGGTGCAATGGGCAACAACATTTTCTCCTGTGATTATAACTCGACCAACCTTCCATTTTCCAGTAAGGTTGAAATGGAGAATTCGAACAATAGCATATCTGCCAGGTTCGACAAAGGGTTATTGTACGGAGTCGAGTGCGCCACCCAAGCTCAAAATTGGTATTATGTGCGCAACGACACGGATGCAAGCACACCTGTTAACTTGACCGACTTATGTGACTTTTACTATGCCATGCAAACGGCCAGCACATTCCCTGCCAATTCAGTGGTGGGTGAGTTGTGGGTGACCTATGACGTTGAGTTGTGTAAGCCGTTCTACAACCAGAGTTCAGATGGTTATGCTCGGTACACAATCGCCGTCGCTCCTCCGGGTGGGGGGTCGGTAGTTACCGCTCCGCTGTCCGTCGTCGGCCCCACGGTTAATGTTACCGGTGCCTTGTCGTCGCCTGTGGGTCGAGGTTCCTTGATTCTCACCGCAAATCGCGAGACTACCCTTAACCTTTTCACACCGTATCTTGCATATTCCAGTCCATATGGTACTGGTGCGTCTGCAGTCAATCTCTTCAACTTGCGTGTAGGTGATGTGGTGCGAATTGAGATTACACAGTCATTCACTTTTCCGACCGGTGCCTCTGTCCCGGCCACACCGATTTACGTGTTCACCAACTTGAGTAGCACTGCAAATGCGCCTAACGACAATGTTTGGGTTTCTCCCACCCCGTACACTTATGCTGGTCTTTCGAATACGACCCCGGTATATTTATTGCAATCTGGCTTCTTGAATGTCATAGCTGGTTCATCGTCCGGTGGACAGACTCCTGGGTTGTTGATCGCCGTGTACTATGTCACTGTGCGTAAGAACACCCCGGGGAATCGTCCAATTGTGTATTTTGTGCCAAGCACGGTTCCTGGGCTGATTGTCAATAATTACGCCTGTAACATGGTCGTGCAGGTCGCCGGCCGTCAGGGCCAGGATTTTTAGTGCATTACATTGTTATAGACTGTGAGGTCTTGTACCCAGTCGTCACGTGTCTAGTAGACACAAATTACATGGTTGATGTTATCGGAGTACAGCCACTTCCACAAGTCGCGCCTTGCCCGGGTGCCTCTGATGTGGAGGAGGTTTGTGGGTGGTCGTTCGATCCAGTTCCGTGGCCAGAGTCACCTGAGGTGACTCCTGTTAAGAACGTTCGAGCGCCCATTTACGGTCCGTCAAAGAGGAAGGGTGGTCGTAGACGTGTCAAGTTCGTGCAGGTGCATGTTATCGGCCCGGGAGTCCGCATCACTCCCACAGTTGTTGCATTTGGCCCCGGGTATTCCAGTGATAACTCCGGTGATGGTCCGCAATTCGTGTGTCATGGTAAGCAGAGATTTTACATGGTTATTTGGTTGTTGGTTTTATTTTTGACTTCTGCTACCGCCACGAATCAGACACACACTTTGGCGTCACACACCATTGATGGGCGTCCACAACAAGCCATCCGTCACCCGCCTTTGCAGGGTTTTGAGGGTACTTGCGAGATGGTTTCAATCATCAGTGCGAATTTGATCGTCTTTACCCTCCTTGGCGTGCTTACTGGCTCTTTTAAACTTATCCAGCTTTGGTTTCCAATTTCTGGTTTCCGGAGTGCAATTGTGAGCGCATTCCACAGTTTTCTCGGTATGTCGTTGCTCATATGGTATACCATTTTGCGACCCGGCCGTCATGTCGGTTTACAAATAGCCGATGCTCGGAAAGTCCAGAGGGCATTCGTGCGCTTTTGTCTTCTCGTTATAGAGATGATTATTGTCTCATGCATTGTGTTGGTTTTGTGGACTGCCATTTCCTATTTGTGGGCTTTTTTAGTTACCTCCATTCGCACGTATTATGAAGTGCGGGTTGTATCTAAGCTACTGTGTACCCATTATTCACACAGCATGTTTGGTCCTGCCTACTCTAGTGATAATGCTGGTGACGGCCCACCTAAGGGCATTGGCGGTGGGGGACAGCGGCGTAATAATCTTAACCGGCGCGGTACCGGAGGTAAGAGTAAACTGAAGGGGCCTCCATTGCCACCGTTACCATCAGATACACCAGTTTCATCTGGCGACGTTCTAGTCTCACCTGTCGATTCTGATGTCGTTATTCAACCTGCTGAGCCGGACGTTTATACACCGGAAATCGGTAAGGCTCGCATATATGCTACCGCCACCGATACATATTTGGCCAGTACGGTTAATATGGCCCGCCATCGCGCGATATGCCAACTTGCATTGCTTTCATCCTTTTTGCATGCCTTGGTGACTTTTATTTTTAAACTCCGAACCTCTAGGTTGTACCTTCCGATTTCGCTCGTGTGTAAAATCCTCCACTTTTTCTTTTCCGGGATCAATTTGGTTATGAATGAGTTTTGGTCTGTTTGCCTCGCCGTTTTGTCTTTCCCAGTGGCGATGTATGTCTTGGTCTTGTACCTCATTTCCCGCGCACTAGGTGTAATTGTTCAACATGATCGCAGAGTTAATTACTTTGCACCTCATAGTTCGGATCCTTATCGTCACGCGACTTATGAGCAAACTATTCAAAAGTTGCAGTACAAGGTTTATAACCACCGACATCAGGCCAGCGCTTTCCATCAAAATGTGTATCAACCTTTTTGGCACGCCGTTGTTCACGTTCCACGGTTAATTTTATCCCAGTCATTGAACATTCTTATTGACGCTTTACAATTCTTGGGCCGCTTTGGTCAAGTCGGTGATATCGGCGATGAGGGATTGGAAGATGACTTGCACCGCGAGATCGATCAGTACCGTACTGAAATCGCGGAGTTACTCCGTACCTTCACGTTGTCTTACCAGGAAGCTGTTGTTGGTTGTGTGCTCACTGCTGAGGCTGAACACAACGTTAAGACACGCGAGACGTGGGAGTACATTTACGATGGTGATGGAATAGTGGAAGATAGCGGGCAGATTAATTTGGTAGCCCTCAATGGTTTTATCATGGCAGCCGAATGCGAATATGATAAACTTCTGTATAAGAAGTTCGCTGAGCAACACTTCGGTGCTACATCAAATTTGCAGACATATAAAACACTCATGTGGACTGCTGCCCGCCATTGTACTGACCAGGAATATCTTGATAAATTCATGGTGTCCACATGTATTAAATTCATGAATGATAACCAGTTTAAGATTTATCAGGGCATCCATGCTGTGGGAAAGAAGGAGTTGATCCTCTCTATATGACGGTTTCCGAGCACCATGTATGGTGCTCACGCCATGCCGGTGTGTAGATTCCGTCCAAGTGAGATTGATTTCGAATTGCCTGGTTACCGAGACAACAAACGTTTTGTGCTTCTAAGTAAGTCACATGATGTAAATATTGTAGATAATTTGCCCCACTTTCCTCCTCTTACCGCCTCAGTAGAAGTCGTCGACCCGTTTTACCGTACTTGTTATGGCCCTACCTTTGTGCACAATGGGCTTATATTTGCACGGACTAATCGGTGTCTGACGTATGCTGCTACGCGGTTACTTGGAGCACGTAAAGACTGCAATGGCAACACGCATGAGGATTTGTGTGCCGCGCAGAAAGAGTTTATCACTCGACACAAGAAAATTTTGACTGACTATGGACACATTTTATGTCAGCACATTGAGGAGAAATATGACAATCTTGTGGATTCCGTGGTGCGTCTTGTAAGAGAGCCCCATCCAAAACGCAAGTTGCGGATTGCTGCATTCCGAGAATTGCTCGAAACCAACAATATTTCATCGGAGGTGTGGTTTCGTGAGGTCCTCGGAAATGTCAAAGGTGAAGAATGGGCTAAACCTATGAAATATCCAAGACTTGTTAACGACTTGACCACGGCAGCGTCGTTATTAGGCGCTAGCGCAACACACATTATGAAAGATTGCATGGCTGCAAAGCCCTTATGGCACAACGGTGGGGTCGCGATTTTCGTGTCCTCACCGAACCATGCTGTTTTGACCAGTGTGTTCGACTTGCTGATCAATGCGTCGCATCCCGTTTTCATTTACTTCTCCGATGATGCATGTTTCGCTACCACTATTAATGGAAAGCGACTAATGTGCAATCTAGATATTAGTACTTGTGATGGCTCACATACAAATTCTCTATTCCAAACCCTCACCATGGTCACCCGTGGAAAAGTTCGGCAGTTGATGAGGCGACTGATCCAGCAGTGTAAACAACCCTTGAAGCTTAAGACACGAAAAGGGCGGCACACTGCGAAATACCGGCCTCGTGAGCCGGTGCTCTACAGCGGAAGCACACTGACTACATTAGTGAACAATATGGCTAACCTATGCATTTTTATCTCCGTAATGGAGACTCGCATTGGGGACGTTGGCGATATTGTCAGTGCCGCTGCTCGGGCTGGGTATAACGTTACTTGTGACGTGTGCCACTGTCCCGAGAAATTGCAATTTTTGAAACATTCTCCATGTTCTTTCAATGGTCATTACCGACCTGTTCTCAACGCCGGAGTAATTCTTCGACTATCCGGCGTTTGTAAACGCGATCTTCCAGGTCGCAAAAAAGAGAGCATGATGTTACGGGCCAATCGATTTCAACGCTCGCTGATGAATTGTTTCAAAAACTCCCCTCGCCATCCATTGATCGATGCTTTAACACCCACCGATTTCACTGAAGTCATACATGATTTTAAATCTGGCCACTACATTCTTGACCATACTGTGTCCGATATTGTCTTCGACGTTCCTATTGAGCATTTCTCTAGGCGTTATGACATAACCGTACACGATTATGAAGAATTGTGTAATTACAGCAGATTTGGCTTCGGTTACTTCATTCGGTGTCGCGCCTCACACGCGATGTTGAAGCTAGACTATGGGTTAGATGCCGTCCGCACAACCATCTAACTTGGCACCCCCGTTTACAACAGCAGTCCTCCCGGCTCCCGCTGTTCAGG